CCCAACTCTTATGATTACATAAGGTTGTTAACAAGCACACGACGATAGTACTTGTTCGAATCCTTGGTAAGAGCACCAAGACCTTCTGAAGTACCGTCTGCGAATGGATTCGCGACCATGCCGTAGCGGGTCTTGAAGCCAATCTTTGGCTGGAAGTTCTCTTGGTCAACTGCACGAACCATCTGTAGTGGAACGTATGGGCAGTAGAACAGACCAGCGTCGAATGCTGACGAACCCTTATAACCAACTGTCAGATAGTTGCCAGTTGTGTATGGGTCGATGTAAACGCGAAGGCGACCGTTAAGAACACCAGCGAAGGTGTTGCCTGTGTCGTCAACGTTCAGGTTGTTCGAGTTAAGAGCAGGAGCGTAGTCAAGAACACCAGCCATCTGAAGAGCCGAAGCAACGTCCGACGAACAGATTACGATGTTACCCTTACCACGTCTTGTGCCCTTGGCGATCTGGTTAGCTTCACGCTCGAGCTGGAACATCAGACCCTTGAACTTTTCAACCGACCAACGGCCGTTTGAGTCTGTGTCAAGGTCGAAGATACCTGCTGTAGTTGTGCCTTCCGAAGCACCACGCTCAGCTGTGACGTTGATCGTGCGAACAACTTCACGGTTGATTTCCGAAAGGATTTCAGCCGAAAGAATGTTTGCAAGTTCTGTCTCAGCGTCAAGACCGTGAATTGCCTTCAGGTCCTGTGCGAGTTCGAGTGAGTATTCTGCCTTCAGAGCGCGTGAGCGAGCTGTAACAGTTACCTTCTCGATCGAGAATGCCATTTCTGGAATCGAAACAGATGAGTTGCCCCATGCTTCTGCGTATGCAGTGTTAACACCACGTACGTAGTTGTATGTGTTTGATTCAGCGTTGTTGGCTGTGCCTGGAACCGTACCGGTGTGACGGAAACCAGGAAGGTTAACAGTTGTGTTACCTTCTGGGTTTGCCGAGAAGCCAGTGTTCGATTCGTTGTAGAATGCTTCGTCGCCACCCTGAGTCGAGTAACGTGCGCGCATTGCGAAGATCAGGCCTGTTGGACCTGTCATTGGCTGAACGCCGCAGATGTCATAAGCAACAAGGTTTGGCATCGCACGACGAACCAGTGAGATAAGCACTGGGTCAAATGTGTCGATAGCCGAGCCGGTTACGTTGTTTGGTGTTTCTGCAAGAAGGTTCTGTGAACCGAAAGCAGCGGTTGACTCACGAAGAGCAGACTCAGTGTTCTCAAGAATCTGAGCTGTTACTGCACGACGGTGCGAGTCCTTGATTGGGTTGAGGTCAGCATGTTCAAGAACAGGCTGCCACTTGTTTTGTAGTTCCTCAGCTAGCATTTAATCCCTCCTTAATGGATTATTTTATTATACTATTTATAAATTACTTTTTTGCGGATCTAGCAATTGCAGAAACATACTTCTGCATGCCCTGATCAACCGAAACAGTTACTTCTTCAGTAAGTGATTCTACTGAGTCAGATACAGTTTCTTCGACCACAATCTCTGTTGACTTAGTCTTCTTGTCGGTGAGTAGTTTTCCTTAACTAGCTCAACCTTACGACGATAAGAGCTTGCATCAACAAATTCTAGACCCTCAGCGAGAGTGCGTAGTTTTTCAACTTGCGTGGCAGCAAGACCCTCTGCTACTTCGTCAAAGATAGCTTCCATTTCTGCTTCTTCAACTAGCTTCTTGAGTTCGATCTTCTCATCGATTTCCTCATTCAGCTGACCTTCCAGTTCAGCAACGCGAGCTTCAAGAGCCTCAACCACGTCAACCTTTTCTTCTGGAACTTCTACGAAGTGCTCAGCGAATAGACCCTTAACACCTTCGATAAACTTGTCTGCAGCTTCGACCTTCATTGAAGATTCGATAGCGAGCTTGTTTTCTTCGAACCATTGCTCTGCTACATAATCGAGGTAGCTGTCAATCTTTGTAGCCAGCTCTTCTTCGATCTGACCAGCAGCTTCTTCGAGCTTGGTTTCAAATTCTTCTTCAAGGCGAGCAGCTTCAATACCAACGCGGGCACTAACAGCAGCTTCGAACAGAGTCGATGCCTTTTCCTTGAAGTCTTCTGAAAGTTCGTCGCCAGCAAACATCTCTTCGATGTCTTCCTTCATCGCACCCTTTGCTGCGATTGAAGCCTTGTTAGCAGCTGACTTGTCAACAGCACCTGGGGTCTTGTTCTTACCATACTGGCTGAGAACTTCCTGGAACTTATTGATTTCCTGCTTCGACATACCGCCCATTGCAGCAACTACCGAAGCCATAAGCTCGGTCTTGCCAACATCGCCTGCAACCGAGCCAGCGCCTGGCTTCAGTGTATCAGCGGCAGCTGTTTCGTCGAGATTTTCGTTCTCAACGATTTCAGTTGATTCTTTAATTGCCATTCTCTGACTCCTTTTAGATATAATCTTATCTAGTCAAGTATTTATATACTTACGATTTTGATAGTGTTTTAATGAAATTCTCAAAAATAAGGCGTCTTAATTTAACCAAGTGTCTAAATTCCCATTCGGTTTCGATGCGCCGCTGTTCGATACCCAAATCAACTTCAG